AAGGGACCAAAGGGTCACAGCCCACGCTTTCCGAGATCTCAGTGGATCGGGTCTTGAGGATGTTGGGCCACAGTGACAGGTCCATCTCGGGTGGCTTAAGCCGCAGGCCGTCCATCACGCTCAACGGCTCCATCACGGGGATGTCGATCTTGCTGAACAACTCGGACGCATCGGGCATGGGCCGGGTCCAGCCGTGGGACTTGGCGATGTGAAAGAGTGTCCCCAACTTGACAGCCGTGGCCTTGTCAGGTTTGAAGCTGATCCACTGCGTCAGAATCTCACGCTCTCCGGGGTACTTGGTCTGTGCGGTAGCACTCCATTCGTTCCACAGCGCCAGCGCCTGCTCAAGCTGATCGGTCTGGGTGCCTGCCCAGTGCAGCGCCATGCCGATGCCCACCCACTCGTCACGAGTGCAGTCAGCGGGCACCGCATCGAGGGCTTGCCTGATCTCCTCCCATGAGGCATCAACCGAGCCGTCTGTGGCAATTGTGCGCTCTTTGTCCTGCGACAGCATCCCACTCCACAGGTCCAGCAGGGCTTGGGGGATCACCGGCATCCGGGTCCAATGGCCGTGGCCCGCCCAGTGGTAAGGCTGGCGTGTCTCGGGGTGGATCGACGGGGGCAGCACGTCCTGCACCGTGAGGCCGCTGACCGTGGCGCAGCGCAACTCGTAGGCCGTGATGCCGCTGTGCATGATCTTCTTTGATGGCAGCGCAGCGCCGAAGGGCATCGCATACAGCAGCTTGCCGTGCCCGGGCTTGCCCGAGTTGATGACCACGGCGTCAGGCGCATCGTAGAGGGCTTGCAGGTCAATGCCGTGTTCGGCCAACAGGCTGGTGGTCACGGTCCAGTTGTCGATGTCAAGGGCCATCGTGCCGCTGTACGCATGGGCCAAGCCAATGCCGTAACCGTGGGGCAGATCGCCCTGGGCCTTGAGGGCGTTCTGTTTAAGGTTCCAGCCCGGGGTGCGTGGCCCCTTGGTGTTGGCTGGGATGGGTACAAGTGACCATCCGTGTCTGATGTACGCATCGACCGATGCTGGATGTGATTGCACAGTCTGTGGCGCTGTCATAGAATGGACCCGTTGGTGATAGCAGTTGCCGACTTTTTCATTGGTGTTTCTCCTTTTAAGCCCCGGTCTAACCACCGGGGCTTTTCTTTTTGCAAAATAATTTTCAAACCAGTTGCACAATCGTATCACAGTGGTGATACACTGCGTCATCGGTCAAGGAAATTATTTATGACACAAGCATCCAAATCAGCGTTCATGTCTGTACGAGTGACAGACAAGACGCGCATCAAGTTTCATGAGAAAGCACGAAAACTCGGAACCCCGAGTGAGGTGCATCGTGAAATCGTAGAGGCGTTTGTTGAAGACCGCCTCACAATTCAACCCCCTGTAATCCGTAACCCCCTGGAGAAACTTTATGTCACTCGAACTCAAAATTGAAGCCCTGACTGCTGCTGTCACTGCCCTGACTGCCCAACTGCAAGCTGGCAATGTATCAGCACCCGCACCTGTTGCACCAACCCCCGCACCTGTGGTACAAGCTGCCCCCGTTGCAGCACCTGTCACTGTGTCTGTGACCGCTGCCCCGGCCATGCCAGCGCCTCCCTCATTCGTGATGCCTGCACCAGCACCTGTTGCCAGTGGCGCACCGTTCACTGACGGCAAGGGTCTGATCGACTACGTGATGGGTGCCTACAAGGCTCTTGGCCCACAAAAGGGTGCCATGATCCAAGGCGTCTTGACTGGTCTGGGTTACCAGAACATCAACGATGTGAAGCCCGAGCACTATGCTGCACTGCACATTGGTGTTGAGGGGCTGAAGTGAGCGATCACGCCAAGCTGTCCCCATCGAAGCGCAGCCGTTGGGCCTTGTGCCCCGGCAGCATTCGAGAGGAAGCCAAGTACCCTGACACCGGTAGCGGCCCCGCTGCTGCCGATGGCACACACTCGCACACGCTGCTTGAGCACTGCATCAAGAACGACTTGTCGGACCCAATGAATCAGGTGGGGGAAACCTTCACCGATCACGAGGGCACGTTCAAGGTGGACGCTGACCGCGCTGCCCGAGTCAAGACCGCTATCGAGTACATCCGTGAGGAGTCGGTTGGTGGTATGTTTAAAGTTATCTCTGAGCAACGGGTTGACCCCGAGTTCTTGTTAGGCCGCAGTGACTTGTCAGGCACAGTGGACTGTCAAATCATCGGTGGTGACATCCTTGAACTGATCGACTACAAGGATGGCATGGGTATCGTTAGCGCCGAAGGCAACATGCAGCTTGAACAGTACGCTTACGGTGTGCTGGCTGGCTTTAAGCTGCCTATCAACGGCGACTACCCGTTCAAGACTGTGCGTATGACCATCATCCAGCCCAAGCTGGCGCTGCGTGGGATGCCTGCCATCACATCGCATGATGTGTCTGTGCGCTCTTTGTTGGACAACGCAGGTACAATCATTGTGCAAGCTGCCGCCACTGACAAACCAGACGCACCGCTTGTACCGGGTGAAAGTCAATGTAAATTCTGCCGTGCCAAGGGTTCATGCTCTGCGCTGGCAAGTAACGTAATGAAGGAGGTCGGGATCATGTTCCAGCCTGTCGTAACTCAAACACTCGATGTCGCGCAGCAATCTGCCGATAAAGACCCATCCACGATGGACGATGCCCAGATCGCTCAGATCATGGAAGCTGCCCCCTTGATGCGCCAACTCCTCGAAGGTGTGGAGAAGGAAGCCCTGCGCCGTCTTGAAGCTGGTCAAGTCATCCCAGGCTTGAAGCTGGTCAATGGTCGTGGTTCCCGTGCATGGGCGCTGCCTGAAGACGACATGGCCGAGAAGCTGGTCAAGATGGGCATCCCCAAGGGCGCGATCTACGAAACCAAACTCGTCACACCCGCCAAGGCTGAGAAGCTGACGTGGGAAAAGAAGGACGGCACCAAAGTTGCACTGACTGATCGTCAACTTAAGCGCATGGAGCAAGAGTATGTGGTCAAGCTGGCTGGCAAGCTGACCGTAGCCCCCGAATCTGATGGCCGTCCGGCTGTCATCACCAATGCTGCGCCGCTGTTTAGCGCAGTAGAAGCAGCACCCGCTGCCGAATCCCTGCCCTCGTGGCTTTCTTAAACTGGAGTAAATGTAATGTCTGAAATCATCTTTTTGTCGAACGTCCGTCTTGCTTTTCCAAACATCGCTGAACCACAGCGTCAGGTCAATGAGTTGACTGGTGTTGAACGACTCTCGTACAACTGCGAATTGTTAATGCCCCAAGACCACGCTGGCTTTCAGCAGTTCATGGCACGTTACGGTGCCTTGGCGCTGGAGAAGTGGAAAGAACACGCTCAAGCCATCATGGGAATGATTCAAAATGAACGCAGGATGCGTTGTTTTGGTCGTGGTGAGGAAAAAATTGCCAAGAAGACACTCAAGCCTTATGACGGTTATGCAGGTAATCTTTACATCACTGCCGGTCGGGATACCGCCCCTCAAATGATTCAACCTGACGGCTCACCTGTTGACCCATCAAACACGATGGCCTATCAGCAACTGGCCCGCAAGTTGTACGGCGGTTGCCGTGTCAACGCTGCCGTTAAGCCTTGGCCCCAAGACAACAAGCATGGACGTGCAATCCGTTGTGATCTTGTTGCTATTCAATTTGCCGCTGACGATACCCCATTCGGTGAAGGAGCCGTTGATGCGTCTAACTTGTTTGGTGCGGTGGCGGGCGCTCCTGCTGGCATGTTCGGCGCTGCGCCTCAAGGTGCGCCAGCTATGCCTGCTGCGCCGTTTGCGGCACCGGCTGGCCTGCCCTCGTTCTTCGGGCAGTAATTGAATCGGGGATGGGTGATCATTAAGGGGCACCCGTAATCATCCGGGCAGGGTGACCGAAAGCGCCGTCCGTGAGTATCCCATCCCCACCTAACCCGGTAACCGTAATGAGTAACGACTATGTATTCGACATCGAAACCTATCCCAACGTGTTCACGCTGGCAGTGGAACATGCAGACTCGCCGCTTCAGTGGATGTTTGAGATCAGCGATCACCGCAACGACTCGCGTGAGATCGTCGCGTTCCTTCAGTATCTGAAAGACACCGATGCCCGCATGATCGGGTTCAACAACCTTGGCTTTGACTACCCCGTGGTGCACACACTCGTGCGCATGGGTCATAGTGATGCCAACACGCTGTACCAAAAGGCAATGGCAATCATCAACGCGCAAGACGATGATGGTGGCCGTTGGATGCACTCGGTCAAGACCTCTGACCAGTTTGTCACGCAGATCGACCTGTTCAAGATCCACCACTTTGACAACCGCGCCCGGTCCACCAGCCTCAAGGTGCTGGAGTTCAACATGCGCAGCGACACAATTGAAGACCTGCCGTTCCCTGTGGGCACTACACTGAACCGCACACAGATCGAAGTGCTCAAAGAGTACAACAAGCACGATGTGGCGCAGACCAAGGCGTTCTATCACCACACGCTTGACATGATCCACTTCCGTGAAGAACTCACGCGCAAGTACGCCCGGGACTTCATGAACCACAACGACACCAAGATCGGCAAAGACTACTTCACCATGAAGTTGGAAGAAGCCGGTGTCGCCTGTTACGACTTTGGCCCCAAGGGTCGCACACCCAGGCAGACCAAGCGCCCAGTGATCGCGCTCAAGGACGCCATCCTGCCGTGGATCAACTTCGAGCATCCTGAATTTAACCGGGTGATGAACTGGCTCAAGGCTCAGACCATCACCGAAACCAAGGGGGTCTTCACGGACCTCACAGCAACAATCAATGGCTTTACTTTTGTCTTCGGCCTTGGAGGAATCCACGGCTCCATCGAGTCAGAGGTCATCGAGTCTGACGGTGAGTACGTCATCGTGGACTTGGATGTCACTTCATACTATCCAAACTTGGCAATCACGAATGGGTTTCACCCGGCCCATCTCGGAAAAGAGTTTGTCAGCATCTACAAGCACCTGTTCGAGCAGCGCAAGTCGTACCCCAAGAAGTCAGCCGAATCGGCAATGCTGAAGCTGGCGCTGAACGGCGTCTACGGTGACAGCAACAACCAATTTTCAGTGTTCTACGACCCGCTGTTCACCATGTCGATCACGCTCAACGGTCAACTGCTGCTGTGCCTGCTGGCCGAGGGGTTGATGCACATCCCCGGCCTGCGCATCATCCAGGTCAACACCGATGGCCTGACAGTGCGTGTGCCTCGCAGCCACAAGATGTTGGTCGATCTGGCCCGCGCTGCATGGCAGTCGCGCACCGGCCTCAATCTTGAGGAGGCCGTGTACAAGGCCATGATGGTGCGCGATGTCAACAACTACATCGGCGTGTTTGAGAACGGCAGCACCAAGCGCAAGGGTGCTTACGAGTGGGACATGGAGTGGCACCAGAACGCTGGTGGGCTGGTGATTGCCAAGGTGGCCGAGAAGGTGCTGGTCGAGGGTGCTCCCATCCGCGAAACCATTGAGCAGTGGCCCGACATCATGGACTTCATGCTGCGCACCAAAGTGCCCCGGTCAAGTCACTTGGGCATCGAACGTGACGGCGTGACATCGCAGCTTCAGAACACCACGCGCTACTACGTGGCCGAGGGTGGCGGGCAGTTGGTCAAGTACATGCCACCGCTTGCAAAGAAGCCCGAGCAGTGGCGCAAGCTTGCCGTTGAGAGTGGCTGGGGTGTGCAGCCCTGCAACGACATCAAGGACGCTGGCAAGCTGCCAGTCGATTTCGATTACTACGTCAAAGAAGTGGAGAAGCTATGTCTCAGTTTGAAGTGACTATGGAAGAAGATGAAGCGTTTGACGCACTGGACAAACAGGTTGCTGGCAACCATTACAAGGACTTGCCGATCCAGCCAGTCGAGTACATCCACGCAAACGCAATTGGGTACTTTGAAGGCAACGTGATCAAGTACGTTTCCCGCTGGCGCAAGAAGAACGGCATTGCTGATTTGGAAAAGGCTAAGCACTACATCGAGTTGCTGATCGAACTGGAGACACGCCGTGCTGGAAAAACAGATTGAAGCCAAGGTCTGCGACTACGCCAAGTCCAAGGGTGTACTGGCGTACAAGTTCACCAGTCCCGCCCGTGCCGCTGTGCCTGATCGTCTGTTCATCGGACCCGATGGGCGCATGTGGTTCTGCGAGTTTAAGCGCGAGGGTCAAGTGCCTACGCCTGCGCAGTACCGGGAGCACGAGAAGCTGCGCCAGCAAATGGTCAACGTGTTTGTCATTGACAACGTGGCCGAGGGTAAGTTGATGGTTGACGTGATGGTGATGGGATGCTGACACCTGACCTGCTCCACGGCTACCAGCAAAAGGCTGTCAACTTCCAGTCCACGCACCCCAACTCGATGTTGTGGCTGGACATGGGACTGGGCAAGACCGTGATCACACTGACCACGCTGGCCCACCTGATCCGCACCAGCTTCCTGCGCGGCGTGATCATCGTGGCTCCCATCCGAGTCATCCGGCTGGTGTGGCGTCAAGAGGCTGCGAAGTGGGAACACACCAAGCACCTCAAGTTCAGCATGGTAGCGGGCACCAAGGACCAGCGCACCCGCGCTCTCTTGCGGCCTGCTGACGTCTACATGATTAATTACGAGAACCTCGGTTGGCTTGCCGAAACGCTGCAAACCTATTTCGTCAAGAAGGACCGCCCGATGCCGTTCAACGGGATTATCTGGGACGAGATCAGCAAGATGAAGAACAGCGCCACGAACCGGGTCAAGGCGTTTCGCAAGATCGCAAACCAGTTTGAGTGGACCACCGGCCTGACCGGCACTCCGGCCAGCAACGGGTACAAAGACCTGCACGGTCAATTCCTCGTGGTGGACAAGGGTGAGCGTCTGGGCACCAGCAAGACAGCGTTCCGCACTCGGTTCTACAAGAAGGTCGGACCCTACAAAGAGGTGGCCTATGAGGACACCGAGGACACCATCAAGAAGCTGATCGGGGACATCACGCTTGAGATGTCAGCCGAGGACTACAACCCGTTGCCTGACTTGATCGTCAACAACATCGAGATCGAGATGCCTGACGAGTTGCGGGCCAAGTACGACAGGCTGGAGAAAGAGTTCTTCATGGTGCTCGACAGCGGCAAAGAGATTGAGGCGTTTAACCAAGCTGCCTTGACCAACAAGTGCTTGCAGTTTTCCAATGGGGCCATGTACCCGATTGCCGGGATGCCGCTGTGGGAGCCGGTGCACGACATGAAGCTGGACGCGCTGGAGGACATCATCGACGAGGCCCAGGGGTCACCCATCCTGTGCGCCTATGCGTACCGGTCAGACGCGGCCCGCATCATGGAGAAGTTTAAGGCGCTGCGGCCCATCAACCTGACCGAGTGCAAGACCGAGGCATCCCTTACCAACGCCATGCACCGGTGGAAGACGGGCGACTGTTCCCTGATGATCGGTCACCCGGCCAGCATGGGCCACGGCATCGACGGGTTGCAGAACAACGGCCACATCCTCGTGTGGTATGGCCTCAACTGGTCGCTGGACCTGTACGAGCAGTTCAACGCCCGTGTGCGCCGTCAGGGCCAAGGGGCACCCGTCATGTGCCACCGCATCCTGATGCAAGACACATTGGACCAAGCACAAGCAATGGCGCTTGACCAAAAAGCAACAACTCAGGCCGGATTGCGCAACGCCGTCAAACAATACCGCATATCTAAAAATGTGTGATACACTTGTGTCACATTAACCACTGGAGTAACTGTAATGATCCGTCAAACCATTGAGTGGGTGAAAAGCGCCTACGCCACACCGACCGCTGAATCGCTGGCACTGCGTGAACTTGAGGACAGCAAGCGCAGGCTGCTGGAGGCCCAGACAGCGCGTGAATACGCCGACAGCATGTGCAAGTACCGCGAGGCGCAGATCAAGCGCCTGACGGCCTATTTGCACAAGGCCACTGAGGAGCAGTCATGAAAGACGAAGCATTGAAATTGGCGCTGACCGAGGCCCAAGTCGCAGCGATCACCGAGCCTGCGCTTGCGGCCCTGCGCAAAGAGCATGAGCGCATCTTAAAGCGTGAGGCTAGGAAGCTGGACAAGGCGCTCGCAGCGGCAAAGGAAGCTGCTGCTGACTACCAACGCACCCGTACCTTGGCACTCAAAGCCCAAGGCGAGATCAGAGAACTGAAACACAAACTGAGGGAATACCAATGAACTGCTGTGACGATTTTGGAGACTGCAATCAAGGCCGCAACTGCCCGGTGCGTGTGGCTAAGTACAAACCCGTGATGCGGGCCGCTGACCCACTGCCGCCAAGCGTCTGGCGTCAGCAGCTTCGATACTTGGCCGAGTGGATGCTGCTGGGCATTGTCGGCGTGGTGTGGCTGACCTTCTTGGCGACCTGCGTGTACTTTTACGCAAACTGACGGGTGCCAGCCTTGTCGATGATAAGCGCCTGCTTGCGGGGGCTGGTGTCCACGCTGTTGGGGATGCTGATGTGTGTCCAGCGGTCAAACTCGCGGATCACCTGATCGTAGCTGATGCCGCTGGCGATGATCTTGCGCACCACTTCGTCTGGGGTCATACCGGGCACACGGATGTCAGCAGCGCACCCGATGCGGTGCTGGCTGGTGTCTTTGCTGCCCACCGAGTCGTTGACCTTCTTGGACCGGAAGGCTGAATTGATCATGACCGGCTTGCCGTTCAGCACCACTTTGACCTGCTCCAGAAAGTCAGCCAGTCGCTTGAGGTTCTCAAGTTCTGCATCGTTAGGGCTGTTGTCCCAGCCGTTACGCTCGGCTGACTCGGAGGCCGTCAACTCGTCAAGGGTGAAGTGCGGTGTCAAATTCATTTTGCTGTTCTTGAGAGAATGTCAGTCTTGGCCTGGGAGCCAGCAGACGATCCGAAGTAGTAGGCAATGATGCCAGTCCACGCAGTACCCAAGCTGCCCAGCATCATCAAGATGGCCGGGTTGCTGCTGTCGATCTGGTTGAAGAACATCATCACCATGATGCCGAAGAAGCCGATGGTGACCGCGCCAGCCAAGATGGGAGGCATCAGGCTGCGAGTGGTGGCCTGCATGTCCCTGGCTGACTTACGGTCTTCCACTTCCAGCTTCTCAAAGTTTAGGCCAAGTTCTTGCGCTTGTTTTTGCAACTCGATCTCGGCAATCTTGACCTGGGCGATCTGCTCGGCTGACAACTTGTTGTTGGAGATCATGTCTCCCACCTTATCAGGGTCAACCCCAATGGCCTTGGAGATGGCCGACACAGCCATGCCTGCCAGTGGACCACCAAGCGCCGTGGCGATGGTGGGTGCGATTTGTTTAAGCCAATCCATGATTACCCTTTCGATGTGGTGATCTGATCGTCGCCTTTGGTGACTGTGACCTTCTCACCTTCCACGGTGACCTTCATCGGCTGCTCTTTACGGTCCAGTTTGTCCAGCTTGTCGATCAATTGCTTCATGACCTCAAACTCGGGTTTCTCTTGCTTGGCGTTGGCCCCGGCAATGCCGTTGAGCATGGAGATCAGGGCCGTGAGCGATGCGCCCAGCAGGCCCATGACAGCGGCAATCTTGTCCTTGTCCAGCACGAGGCTGGAGGCCACGCCGATGGTGACGATCAGAGTGATGTAGAACAGGCCGTGCTTGCCGATTGCGCGGCCCGCCACGTCCTTGGCTGGAGAACTGGCTTCCAGCTTGTTTAATTCGACTCGGGCTTGCGCCTTGATCAGTTCAATCTGGTGCATCTGATCGTTCATCTTAGTGCCCCTTGATCCAACTTAGGGTAAACCCTATTCCGCTGGAAATGATCGAAACAAAAGCCATTCCAGCCCAGAACCCGCCACGGCCTTGGTTTGCAAGGGCCACCAGTTTCTCGACATGACCTTCCATCTTGTCGATCTTGGTGCTCATCTCATCGAAGCGGCGTTCGTAACCCTTGACGCGCTCCCACAAGACTCCGTACTTCACTGGGTCGATCTCGGCCATTTCTGCTGATTCCATCATGAAAGTTCCCGTATTTTAACTAATTTGTATTAAGGTGCAAGAGCGTTTTGAACTTCACTGGCCGGGGCCAACATGTTTACAACAGCAGGTGTACGCAGCACCTTGGAGGCGGCTTTGCCAGTTTTCTGGAAGGGGTCTGCCAGCTTTTGACCCTTGGCCTGACGCGCCAGTGCTTTCTCAAGCGCAACAGCAGCGGCAGCAGGATCCAGCATCTCAGTGGCTAACTCAATCGCCAGCTTCTGGTCCAGCTTGCCTTGCATCCGGCGCAGCAGATCGTTAGCAACCGTGGTGACGTTGTTGATGAAGTTGGGAGCGCGGACGCTGCCCATAACCTCGGTACCCATCAGGTTCACATCAGGACCAGCGCCCCGGGCGGCACCGGCTTGCCGTTCAGTCAACTGCGCACGGGCCAAATCGGCACGGACATTTTCGACAATCTTGATCTGCTCGGGGGTCAGCACGTCAGACAGGTTTTGGAACCGCGATTCACCTGTGGCCCGCTTGATGGTGCCTGGAGCGTTTTCCAAGGCCGTGGCAAAACCAGATGCACGAAGCCGCGCCGTTTCTTCACCAAGAGCAGGGGTCAACTTGCCTTCAAGGTATTGACCGACTTCCATCTGGTTGATTGGCTTGCTTTGGGCAGCAAAGGTTTCCCGGGCCGTGCGATAGGATGGGGCTTTGCTCTCGGCCCAGTCCAGGAACTGGGCGCGGGTGCCTTTGATAGCGCCCACCTCGGCTGCACCAATTCCGAACCGCTCGGGGTTCTTGGTCAAGTCGTCAAACGCCATCTTCATAGCGTGAAGGCTGCTGCCCGGGTATTTAGCCACTTCGCCCGGGATTACTGTCTGACCCATTGGGCGACCGGCCTCATCGACGATGCTGGACGGCACGACTTGCGCTGGTCGGTTCTGACCAATCTGGAAAGACTGACCTTTTTCCGCAGCCAAGTCGCTGGCGCGGGCAAGCACCTTGTCCATTGAGGGGCGATTGAGCAGCGACGAAAATGTGTCGTCTGCCACCACCATCGCATTGTCGGAGATGCCGTACAACTGCTTGGCCGTGGCTTTGCGGGCAGCTTCAGCCGCAGCCAAATCGTCAGCCGTTTTACCGACTTGTCGCACCGCACCCACTTGCGCAGCCTTGTTGCCCTCACCACGTTCAAAGTACGGTGTAGGCAGCGTCTTACGTGCAGACTCACCCATTGCGGAGAACCGAGTAGCGCCCACAGATGACGCGGCTTCGGCGGCAGTGGGTAGACTGCCCGGGACAATCTCAGACGGCTGACGCAGGGCGTTGAGCACTTCTTTGCCACGACCTTCTACGGCTGTCAGGTACGCTGCCGACTTTGGGTCAAGGGCGTTGTAGACCGCACCAACACCCTTTGCGGCCAGCTTGATGGGCTGCTCGATGATGGGTGCAATGGGGCGCATCGGGTTGATTGCGGCACCGGCCCGCGACAACGCAGCGCCGGTCTGTGTGGCACCCAGCTTGGTCGCGGCAGCGCCGCCCCCAGTCAGCAGGGTGGACAGGTCAGCAGCAGCGCCCACTGGGTCTTCAGCAAACGTGCGCTTGATGCCTTCATAGCTGCCGTAGCGGTCCTTGTACATGCCACCAATGGCGTTGGCTGTCTCAACAGCGCGTTGGGTTGCTTGCGGGTTGGTGTCGAACTGGTCGACAAAGTTGACCACACCCTGCGGCAACGAGTTGCGCAGCGCACCAGCGCCAGCATCAAGGATTCCAGTGAGGGTTTGAATCGGGCTGGTCACGGCCTGCACAACACCGCCGACAAACTTGCCAGCACTTTCGGGCAGGTTCTTCACGGCCTCCACGGGCACCTCGGTCAGCGAGTAACCACGGCGTGGGCCGGGGATGCCGCCAGAGGGTGCTGCGGGGGCAAACTGGGCAAACGGGTTGTCCGATTGCGCGGGCTGTGCTGCAAACTTGGCAAAAGGATTTTCAGCCATTTACTTTCCCTTGGGTAAAACCCGATCTGCTGATCCGGGGCCAAACTGTGCATCAAACTGTTCACGAGTGCCCGCACCGCTCTTAAGCATGTCAATTGCACCACTCGGAATGTTCATGACGGACGATGTCTTGCGTGGCGGCACAATCACCGGCTGGGATGAAATGCCAGTGCCCTCAAGAGCACTTGCGGGGATCTGCTTAACTCGAGTGTTCCACGAGTCGGCGCTCTTTTCAGCAGCAAGACGGGACAGACGGGCCAGTTCGGTGAGTGACTTGGCATCGTAGCTGAGTTGACCGGCCTTGGCCTTTTCCAAGAAGTCTCGGTCGGCGTTGGTGAAGCCTTGACCTGCGCCAAGGTTCGACGATTTGATTGCACCCAGTGTTGTCTCGGCCAACGAGGAAACCAGCACCTCGGTGTTGCGAATCTTTTCCGAGTCGGTGCCACCGGCCAAGTTCAATGCCTTGGCAAGTTGCAGTCGAGCGTTGGCACCTGTGCCGGTAATGACTTTGCCGGTAGAGATCAAGTCCATCACTCGGTCGGCAGTTGCCGCAGCGTTGGGGGCATTCTCGGCAGCAGACAGCTTGGCAGCGTCTTGATCGGCGATCAGACCGCCAAACCGCTCACCGTACTTCTTCTCGGTGCTGACGTTGACAACCTGCTGCGATGCACTGGCCTTGCCGATACGCGACTTTTGCGCCTCGACAGTAGCGGGCAGCGGTACATCTGCAAACGTGCCAACGGTGGACGCAGCGCCGCTAAATGGAGACACTCGCAAAAGATCGGTTTGACCGCTGCGGTTAATCTGCTGCAAGGATGGCTTCAACTCGCCAGCACTTGCGCCTGCCTGAGACAAAATCCGCACACGCTCTGGGGCAGGCAACGCCAGCAACTGACTGACGGTTGCGTCAACTTGATCCTTTGGGTACAGACCTTGCAGCAACGCATCTTGACCAAACGCAATAATGTTTTCGTCCGAGGGGTTGGCCGACAAACCGCGCTTGAGGTCTTCACCAAACTTGCGCTGCGCTGCTTTTAAATCAAACTCGGACTTTTGCTGCGCTGCCCGTTGTGCGGCAGTAGTCGCCGCTTCTTTGCGATACTGAATACCCAACTGAGGGCTGACTTTAAACAGTTGGTTTTCGTAATCTTCGGCTGCGGGATTCAACTGGCGCAGCGCGTTACGCTCTTGCATGGCCGCTTGCGCTTCCTGCATCTTGAGCGCGTTCAACTCCTGTGCTTGACGACCGCCTTGAATTTGCTGAATCTGGGCGTACTGAGCCAAAGCGTTCGGAGCCTGAAACTCGGGCATACGAAACGACATTGCGATGTTAGGGTCTACAAGTGCCATATTTTCTCCTTAATACCCACCGCTTGCGATTGCGTAGTCTTGCTGGGACAGTTCAGTCCCTACTGGGGCAGCACCGTAAGCACCGCCGCGACCCAACGCTTGGCTTAACAACGAATTGGTGGCTTGATTTTGCTGGTAGTTTATGTACTGACCCGTAGCGCCGCTCAGTGCGTTAGCTCCACCCATGTAACCAGAGGCTCGGGCTTGGGCTGCGGCCCCCATTGCTTGCCCCACGTTACTTGCCATTGTTTGACCGGCTGCACCCAACTGCTGCGATGTGGTCTGACCGACACCGGCCAACGACTGCAAAGGATTTAATCGGCGCTCACGCTCAATGCCGTAGCGGTTGAATGCGTTTTGGTACTCTTGTGACGCCATGTCTTGACCGTACCGCTGGATGCCTTTAAGGGTGCCGCCCGACAGCAGGCCACCACGGGCCGCAGCGGATCGCTCCAGACCCTTCATCCCTTCGGACATGCGGAATGCGTAGCCGGGGTCTTGTTGGAACTGGTCCATGCCAAATGGGGTGTACTCAGTTGCCAACGGAACCAGCTTGTTCAGTGCAGTGATGCCCGCTTCACGAAACGGTGTCTGCAACTCGACATTGCGTTCAAATTGAGATTGCTGAAGATCAGCAGCGCGATTTGCTGCACTAGCTTGCGTTTTGCTTGAGCTTCGAGACGCTGCTGCGCCCAACAAACCAGCGCCTAAAATTGCGGTTCCGGTTGCTATTGCCATGCTGTGACCTCTTTAATGAATGTGCGCTCCATCGGCTTAAAGCCTGCGCGGATGTACAGATTTTCCATCTTTTTTGCACGATTGTCTTCTAATGCAATCATGAACAAAGCAGATGCTTCTTTTTCTTTAGACCACTGCTCAATTTGCTTGAACATTTTGCCGCCTGCACCGCTACCACGGGACGCCGGGGTTAGCCACCACCACAGTTCCTGCACAACGAGCGCAGATGGGTTGAAATACATGGGGTACACCAGCGCACCGCAGATGCCCACGATTTCATCGTCAATCTCAGCAAGCCATATGCCAACACTGTCGTTTTGCAAAGATGACAGATAAAACTGCGAATACCCGGCTGAGTCAAACGCAATTACACCGTGCATGGGCGATGCCATGTGAAACGACTCTGCCAGCACAATGTACTTTGGCAGGTCTACTTCAGTGGCTTTGCGAACAATCATCAGGTCACCTCACGGCCACTGACGCGCATGTTGATGGCGGTGGCGGTTCCAGCGATTGTACTGATGAAGTCGCCAGGGTTCAAAACCTGCCCGACCAACTCGGGAAACGTGTAGACCTCGGACGGCTGAAGCGTCTTGGTCTTGGTGATTAGGTTGCTGTTGCCAGCGGAGCCTGCGGTTGTGACCAGGTTGACCGAGATCGTGGCAGCACTGGCGCTGTAATTGGTCGCAGTGAACTTGTCGATGATTGTGGTCACGCCGGTTGCGGTGTACTGGGTTGTCTGGCTGTTTGCAACATCTTTTGATGGCACAAGGTTTTTGACGGTGACGGTCATTGGATACCCCCAATATTGTTTGAAACTGTGAGAATGATAGACGGTATGCCGGGGACAGGTGCAGCCGCAGGCACTGAAAGAAGTTCGACGCTAAGGCTGGACGTTGAAAACATCAACTCAATGTAGTCGCCAGCGTTGAGGTCAAAAAAGTAGTTCAGTGACGAAAATATCTCTGCGTCATTGCCCTGAATCCTGATCTGGCTGGCGCTGTCCGGCACATCTGTGCCGTTGAGTCGGAACCAGAAGTAAAACTCGGCTATGCCGCCACTGGTCTTGTCCAGTTGGAACGAAGTGTCGAAGTTGTAAATGCCCGGTGTGTCCACGTACACCCTTGATGTCGGGGTGCCAAGATACACACCTCGACTCAAGTCCGTAGTGTTGAACGTAATCGCTTGGGCCGTGTTGATCGTGGTGGCCGTCTGAGTCGTGGTGTCGTAGAACGAACCGTACCGCGAACGCTCAAACTCACGAGGGGCTGGGGTCATTTGAAGACCCTCAATCTGCTTTTGCAACTCGGCTGTCAGTTCAGTGCAAGGGCACTCAATCTGCTTTTTCAACCCGTCGATCTGTTTCTGCAACTCGGCGATCTGGTCAAGTGCGCTTTCCTGACTTGGCTGTGTTTTGAGCGAATCAATGCTGATGACGATCTCACCAAAGTCTTCTTGGGTGGGCATCGGTGGCCCCACCTGCAAGTCGGTCAGCGATGCGGTGTTTTGGCCGCTGCCGGTCAGCACAAACAGGCTCAAGAAAAAGCGATACCACTCACGCGAGACAAGGCCGGTCTTCGGGTCCAGCAAAGGAACCCGAGGAGGCGTGATGTTGGTCAGTTGTGCGGTTGCCATTACGCGACAGTCGGACTGAGGATAAGTTCAGCACCAGTGATGGCAATCTTCACGGGGTCGGTGCCTGACAACTCGTACACCCGGTCACGCAGCTTGAGCGTCATGCCCAAGCGCCTCCAAAATGTACGGCGTCCATAGGCACCGATTGGCCCCAAAGATGTCCAGTGCTCGTTGGACCATGTGTGTCCACCGTCATCGCTCCAGCGCAGCATGACTTGGGGGTCGTAACCAGGTGCAGCAGGATAACCAATGGTTGACAACATCATGGGCGGCACAAACGGCACGGGGTAGGCGGCTGCATCAACCAGCGGCTCAAAACCATCACCCGCCTCGGTGGTCAGCACTTCGCCCGTTTCGGCAGTGATTTCGTTTTGCACGTACTCGGCAATCAAAATGTCGCCGTTTTCAGCCGTTAATTCTTCCGCATCGTAGGCGGGGTACAAGTTCAAGCCAACACCTGCTTCACAGTTAAGCTGAAGGCTGTGCTGCGCAGTGCGTTTGAAGTTGTTCTGGCCCGTAGGCAGTGCCCGCCATGTGCGATACCACTTTTGAATCTGGCCGTTGTCCGAGTAATCCTCAAGATCAAAGGCGTAGATGTTGCCAGTCTGGAAGTCACCGACAACGATCTCGTTGTTGAACGCCATCTGGCAGTTGCTGCGGTGACGGGTGAACTGCCCGTTCTCAAACCCAGCCCTCTCGTGCCATGCCTGCGTTGCCACGTCATACACCCATGTGGTGTTGGCCGATGGGAAGATCAGGACGTAAAAGGCGTGCCCGTCTTGCTGGTACGTGTACCCAAAGGCGTCAGTGATGTCGTTGTACTGTTGGATTTGCCACTCGACAGCGTGTGTCGAGATGCGGGTGCCCGTGTAGCCGTTGGCCCGGTAGACGATGCCCTTGCCACGGGCGTCAGAACCCAGCCAGAACACGCCGTTGTCGAGTTTGGCAAGCGAGTAGGGGGAGATGCAGCCAATCTCGTTAAAAGCGCCTTGGATGCGCTGCAACGGAAAGTCTGCCGTACCGGCGTTGTACCAAACCTCGACAGAGTTGGTGCCCAGCACCCACACTTCGCGGTGGTCAACGATCAAGGCGGTTATGTCGTCAGGCGCACCCTCGGCGCTTACAAAATCCAGCGGGTCCACGGACAGGCCGTCCAGCAGGCTGGTGATCCAAAGGCGCTGGCTGTTTGGCTCGTTAAACACGAAGTAGCCGTCCAGATAGCCCACGCTTACAGCGCCGGGGAAGTCTGGGTCGGTGATCTGCTGGAACACGTTGGTCGTGTTGTTGTAGATGTAGCTTGGCCCGTTGGCTGCAATGAACACTTGGGTTCCGTTGTCAGCGATGCTCACGGGGCCAGTGCCCGCCACGGTGCCCAGCAACGTGGGAACGTAACTGTTGGTGATTTTGAAGAACTGGTTGCCCGACACAACAAAGGCGGTGCTGCTGTCAGGCGCAAAATCCCACAGGCCACGGATTGGACCGTTGCCGATCGACGCCAGCAAGCGCAACCCTGGCGCACGGTTCAGAAACGCAGGCTCTAGTCCACCCTCGGGGATGACCTCGGGGAACAGGTTGACCATGCGGGCATCCGCAGCGTTGACACTGCGGGCCACGTAGGATGAACCGAGGATGGGCGTTTTCATTACGCTGCCACGCCCTTGATGACGGCAAAGTTAAACACGGGTGTCTCTGTTGTCGTGCCGCCAGTGGTTCGGAAGGTGACGTTAAAACTGCCTGCCGCAACAGCCGTGACCATCAAGTCGTACAGGTCTGTGCCTGACTTTTGATTCAAGATAATCACATCAGTCGCTGCCACAGTGCTGTTGGTAACGGTGAAGGTTGCCGCTGTTGCCGAACCTGCTGCGCTGAACAGCGTAATTGCACCAGTGGTCTTGTCTAGCGTCACACCTGTGGTTCGGCTGGTGATCTGCGTAACTGCACCGCCAGCACCAGTGGCATAACCCACACCAGCCGTGCCAGAGGATGTGACCGCTGCGGTGACTGCTAGGCTTGTGCCTGTGGCTGCGCCAATGACAGGGGTGACCAGCGTAGGACCGGTGGACAACACGTTGTTACCTGACCCAGTGCTTGCTGTAACCCCAGTACCGCCGTTGGCTACCGGCAGTGTGCCGGTAACCCCAGTTGTCAAAGGCAAGCCAGTGGCGTTGGTCAAAACCCCGGATGCTGGCGTACCAAGCGCCGGGGTGACTAACGCAGGACTGGTAAACAACAGCGTCTTGGTAAGCTGCTTGGTGATGCCGCTTTGCACAATGGGCATAACGTCTGCTGCGTTGATGACTGTCGCAACGGGCAGTGCTGAAATGGCGATGGTAGTCATAATGGCTCCTAGTAATTTCCAGAATAGATGTTGAAACGCTGACGATTTGACACCAATGCGTAGGGCATGGACATCACATCGTATGGGTTGTTAATGCGCTTGAGGTTGCGCTTGCTGGTCATGGCGATGCGCTGCACCTGTGGGCTTGGCTCCACGCCAAACTCGGGTGCGATCTCCATCGCCAAGTTGTAGGCAAACGCCCGCATGTAACCTGGGGGGAAGAACAACTCGGTTGCCAGCAAGGCAGGCTGCGTCAACTCTTGCACCGAGATGAAGTGCCACTCCAGCAACTGCGTTGGCCGGGGGTAGATGTACATCTCCACGTTGGGGAACGTGTTGTTGACGAAGATGACCTGCGGGAAGGTCGATGTCGAGGTCTTGACAGCAATCCCGTTGTACTGGTCCTGGTTGATGATTTTGATGCCGTACGACACGCCACTGGGGGCACGGAAGTAGGTGCCATCATCAAGCTGGATTGGGCGGTTGCCCACAAAGTCACCAGAGGGGCCAAGGGTCTGTTTAATCTGGCCCACGGGCCAATTGAAAATCTGATCTTGGGTGCAGAACACAGACAGACGCTCGGTGGACCACGAGTCGATCATCTGGTTCATTGCAGTCAAGGCATCCTGACTGGTAGCCGCTGACGCCGTTTCCCCTTCGGCAAGAATACCAAGCAACCTGAGTGCTCGGTTAATTTGGTCGCCAGCGGTATAAGCCATTTCAAGTTCCTTCGGATTCGTCGCTTGCCGAAGTCAAAAACGATGGGACTTCGTTGGGCTGTTCGACAGGTTGATCGGTCACTTTGCGAGTGTACCTGCGCTTTGGCGCTTCGACTACCGGCTCGGGTGCCACCTCGACAGGTGTGTCAGGATTGTACCGTGTCCAGCCGTTTTTTTCATCATTGACGATTTCAGCTTCGTTGGTGGCAACTTTGGCACCAAACTCAGGGTGTACGAGGACAATGTTCATTCAAATCTCCATGTGAAAACGGGGCCGAAGCCCCGTTTTACCAGTTGCTCAAAAATTAAGCAACGCGATAGATTGAGTACGCTGCGTCACCTGTTTTGCGGAAACGGAACGTGCCAGATGTGTTGCTGGTTTTGGTCAGCGAATCTTGGATCGTGTCGTTACCAACAAGGGTGTTGCCCGTGCCAGCGGTGAAGACCACATCGTTTGCTGCATTGTCACCAAGGTTGATGAAAGCGCAGTCAAATGTTGAGCCAACTTTAAGGCTAGGGAACGCAGCGTCAAGCAATGCGCCTGTGGGGAATACATAGGCTCCAGCGTCTGTGCCGCCTGAGTCCATGGTACACACACCAGAAGCCAAATCGGCTGCGGTGA